AGGATTAGCCCCGGAAAAGCCTTTTTACCATGGTGGAAAAGAAACAGAGTCAGATCTAATCCCTTTAATGAGAATGGCGAACTGTGCAAAAAGAAAGATTAGCGATATTTATAATGAGGGATTAAAAAAATGGCATCACTATCAGTTAAACTGCCAATCACTAAAGATTCTGGTGATGGTTTCGAGATGATCAAAGATTTTAGAACACTCATAAAACAAAATTTTAAAATGCTCTTGCTAACCCACCCCGGAGAAAGGGTGATGGAGCCCAATTTTGGTGTTGGAATTCAAACCTATATTTTCGACACCTTCTCGACGCAGACCTTCAACAATATTGAGAGTAAAATACTCGAACAAATAAGTATCTACTTGCCAGTCATCACGCTCAAAGAGGTTAATTTTGCGGAAGATCAGATAAACTATAACAAACTTCATATAAATATACAATACTCAATTCCAAGTTTAAATGTCGAAGATTTGTTAGAGTTCACTATTTAAAGTGAGGTTTTTTTAATGCCCAAACAACAGAAAAAATTAATACCGATTGATTACACTCATCGCGAATTCGAGTCGATCAGAGCGGACTTGCTCCAGATTGCAGAAAGATTTTATCCAGATACCTTCCAAGATTTCAGCGAGGCCTCTTTTGGAGCTATGATGCTAGATGCGGTGGCCTATATCGGCGACCAGCTTTCGTTTTACATAGACTATAACGTTAATGAGAGCTTCCTCGACACTGCATTTCAGTTTGGAAACGTTGTGCGACACGGCCGCTCTTTGGGCTACAAGTTCACTGGTCGACCTTCGACATTCGGCTCTATAGGAATGTTTTTGCTCATACCAGCGTCTAGCACCGGCCTAGGCCCCGATCCTGCCTACATGCCGATATTAAAAAGGGGAAGCTCCTTCAGCAGCACAACCGGCCTCTTGTTCATGATTACAGAGAATGTCGACTTCTCAGATCCTAGAAATCTAACAGTTGCAGCAAGAGTGGATCCGACCACCGGCGCCCCCACCCACTACGCTGTAAAAACATATGGTACTGTTGTCTCTGGCCAGTTAGATCAAGAGACTGTAGAGGTAGGAGCCTATGTGCCATTTTATAGAACCACCCTTTCCACAGGTAACGTCTCAGAGGTCCTTTCAGTATTCGATTCAGAGGGGAATCAATATTTTGAAGTCGATTATTTGGCGCAAGATATGATTTTTAAAGAAATAACCAACCCCAACTATAAAAACGACAATGTCCCCTCCATCATAAAGCCATTTTTGGTCTCCAGGAAATTTATATTGCAGCAAGATCGCGATCAGATTACACTTCAATTTGGTAGTGGCAAGCTAGGCGATTCCAACGTGGTGGCGAACCCACAAAATGTAGCAATGAATGTATTTGGAAAGACGTATGTGACCGACACGACATTCGATCCAACGAGATTATCTCAGAATGAATCATTTGGTATCGTTCCCGCAAATACTACTTTGACTATAACGTATAGGACAACAAACCCGACAAATTCAAATATTGGGGTCGGAGGACTCAATACCGTCGGTTCGACCAGTTTTGAATTCACCGATAGACAACAACTGAGCGCAGTTAAAGTTAGTGAAATAATGGGCTCCTTAGAGATTACGAATGAAGAACCCATTATTGGAGATGTTACGCTCCCGTCTACTTCTGAAATTAAACAAAGAGTTTATGACACGTTTCCGACACAAAACAGAGCAGTAACCCAGGCAGACTATGAAAACCTGTGTTATAGAATGCCGGCAAAGTTTGGGGCCATTAAAAGAGTGTCGGTTCAAAAGGACGCAGACTCACAAAAGAGAAATTTAAATATGTACATTCTCTCTGAAGATATTACCGGTAAACTGACTGTTGCCAACACAGTAATAAAAAATAACTTAAAAACATGGATAAATCAGTATAGAATGATTAATGATACAGTCGATATTTTGGATCCTTACATCCTTAACTTTGGAGTTGAGTTTATTGTTAAGCCACAACAGGCTAGTGATAAATACGAGGTTTTGGATAAGTGCATAGACGCGCTTAAGGATCATTATAAGGAGCCATTCTTTATTGGAGAGCCATTGTACATTAGTCAAATATACGAAGTATTGAAAAAGGTAGATGGCGTATTGGACGTATCAAAAGTCAAGGTTAATCCCAAGACAGCTGGCAGCTATTCGTCATCGGCAATAAACATAAACGATAATTTATCTCCCGATGGTTCCTACATAGTTGTTCCGTATAATGCAATATTTGAGATTAAATATCCAGAGGTAGATATCATTGGGAAGATTAGATAATGGGCTTAAGAAGATATACAGGCAGTGCCGATAACACTATAGCTAGCGCTTATCAGGGGAACTTATCTACAAGAGGGACAGGCTCGAATATGGGTATGTCCGATATTTTAGAGACCTTCTCTATTTATGGGCGCCAGACTCCAAGCAGTTCGCTGGCTTTGGCTTCTCAAGAGCTTTCTAGGATATTGATTAAATTTCCTACAAGTGAGATTTCTTCTGATCGAACCGCTGGTGTTCTACCGACATCTGGAAGTGTTAAGTTTTATTTGAGATTGCACAATGCGCCTCATTCACGAACGGTTCCGGAGAATTATTCTCTGATTGTGCAGGCTGTTTCGCGCTCGTGGGAAGAAGGCGTCGGCCTCGATCTTGATAATTATAAAGATAAAACCAAGGGAAATATAGGCTCAAACTGGATGCGCGCATCAAAGACAGTAGCGTGGACACACATCGGAGGCGATTATTTGACCGCCTCAGATCAGTGGGATGCCTCTGGAAATCCGCCAGTCTACACGCAAGATTTCTCCACAGGCCTAGAAGACTTGGAGATTGACATTACCGGGTTGGTGGAACACTGGGTTGCAGACGATCTGGGGAATTACGGTGTAGGGATTATGTTTTCATCCTCATACGAAGGATACTATGAAGATCCCACGGACGGGATTACCCTTAATAATACCGGCGGAGCGCTTAAATCATACTACACTAAGAGGTTTTTCGCACGAGGTTCCCAATATTTCTTTAAACGCCCCTGTATCGAAGCCCGCTGGGCAACTCCAAAGCTAGACGACAGGGGCAACTTTTATTACAGTAGCTCGTTGGCACCGGCCGCAGATAACTTAAACACCCTTTATCTATACAACTATGTGCGCGGCAAACTAAGAGACATACCAAGTGTCGGAACTACAGGCTCCATTATGGTGAGCATGCACTCTGGATCGACCAAAAATACAACACCTTCCGGCTCTAGGTTAATATTATACGATGGCACATATGCCATAACAGGAGGGTGGGTCTCGACAGGCATTTATTCTGCATCTGTCGCCATAACCTCTGCTGTTACACCAATCCCGACCTTATATGACATATGGTGGACTGGTTCGTATTCAAAAACGGGACAACTTTTCACAGGATCGATCTCGCCGCAAGTGCTAACGGCACAAGTCGATACGAGAGAGCCGGTATATTTCATTAACATAACAAATTTAAAAAACAAATATAAAACTACGGAAACGGCTAGGTTTAATTTGTTTGTTCGCAACAAGTACTGGAGCCCAACCGTATACACAAAGGCAAACGAAGATGTAGCCTCAACATCAATTATTAGCGCTTCTTATCGGGTTATTCGGATGATAGATGGCCAAGAGGCGATTGCGTATGGAACCGGTTCCGACCTTCAAACGAGACTTTCTTATGACATCTCCGGCAATTATTTTGATTTAAAGATGAATATGCTAGAGGCAGGATATGAATACGCGTTTAAATTTGCGTTTTATGAGCCGGATTTAAATTCATGGATCGAACAAGATAAAGCTTTCAAGTTTAGAGTGATAGAGAATGAGTATTAAGAAATTTTTTGATGGATCTGATAAATCTAGACAGTATTTAACAGATCAAGAGCAAAAAGAAGCATTTAAGGAAATTGAATCTTCCAAGAATCTTAAGCAGCTAAGGATCCGACAGGATACCCACCTGCCTCAAGTAGATTATGCAGACCCGGATAATTTTGCAAAGTTTGGTTCTGCTTATCTCTATTATAAATCAGCAGTAGAGAGGATTCTAGACTATTACCCCTATGATGGCTCGGATGCCGAACTTAATGAGTTCTATAACAGGTCATTGCCGATTGAAAAGCACATTTTCAACAAGATGTATCCTCGTACGAACGGATATATAACTTTCTGCACCGGTGGCTGGGGTACTCGGTCGGGCCCCATGACAGCTAATGGATATGGCTTGCCGGAGACAGTCGAGTATATTACTTTTTACGGTGGTCCAAATATTTCAACGTCCCTAACAAAGTTAAAGGACATGGAACCTGATCCGCTGTCAAGCAAATTTCAGAGCAACAATATTTATGACGAAAGCATATATGATACTGCCGGCCTTCGTTCAGATTATGGCAAGGGAACCAGAGAGTCCAACCTTAAGAGCGACTTTGATACAGGGGTCACAGTAGAGTTTTGGTTAAAGACGGGCTCATTGGGAACAACTGAAACACACAAGCAGGTTGTTTTCGACATGTGGAACAACGAGGTCACAACCAGCGCAGGTTATGGTCGCATTACCATTGAACTAACTGGCGGCGCCGGATCAGGGAACCCTATTCTAGTCACAGCACAGTCTGGCACTGTGTCAGCTTCTGCTCAGATGTGCTTTACTTCTTCAATAGGTCAAGATCTTTCTTCTGGAGATTTCTCTTCTTGGCGCCACTATGCAATTACAATGTACAACTCCGGGTCAGACTTTAAGACTGATTTATATGTTAATGGATATTTAAATGACACAAACGCATACACCGGCGGAAAACTAGGAGAACTTAACTCAAAGAATATGGTCGCCCGCATAGGAGCGCTGGTTACGTCACCCTCTGGTAGTGCTGCAGCAGCCGGCGCCGGCAAATTAAGCGGCTCACTTGACGAGTTCAGGTTTTGGAAGGTACGTCGCAACGGAGCCCAAATTGGGAAATACTGGTTCGATCAAATTCGCGGCGGTGTCAACACAGACATCTCGAATACAGAACTTGGGATGTATTATAAGTTTAACGAGGGTATCACCGGAGATAGCGACATCGATAGCGTCGTGCTGGATTATGGNGGGCGCCTCTGCAATGGAGTTTGGACAGGTTATACAACAACTTCTAGAAATACAGGCTCAGCTATATTGTCCTCTTCGGCAGCAACCAAAGAATACGAAGATCCAATCATACAGGCAACTCACCCCCGGGTATCGGAATTAAAAGAAGGGCTGATGGCCAGTGGTTCTTTCCATGATTCCCGCAATAGCGCCATTGTTAGAAATCTGGTTCCCTCTTGGATTACCAAAGATATGGAGATATCAGATCAAAGTGATTTAGACAAGATGTGTCATATCCTTGGTACGTATTTTGATAAATTATATTTACAAATTGGCGGGATTCCAACCTTCAAACACCTCAATTATACTAGCGCTTCCGCCGAGGCTCTCCCGTTTGCGCAACATCTCCCGCAGTCATTAGGTCTTTATACCCCAGAAATATTTGTTGATTCGACAATTTTAGAAAAATTTAAAAACAGAACTGATAAAGAGCATTTTCAAAATGATCTTGTTGAAACTAAAAACCTGATATACTCTAATTTATACAACAACCTTGCCGGTATTTATAAGGCAAAGGGGACCGAGAAGGCAATTCGCAACACGTTAAGGTGTTTTAATCTTAACGATAATCTTGTAACGTATAATGTATATTCCAACAATCAGCAATATGAACTTAAAAATAGCCTCAAGCAGACGTTAAAAAGAAAGACCTTCGCAAACTTTAATACATCCGACGGGATTACCGCAGTCATTCATCAGGCAGCAGATCCTCACACAGGCTCAACAAGAGGGTACATTAGCGGAACCAATGCATCGGGCTATGAGGATAAGTATGGATTTACGGCTGAAGCGTCGTTGGTTTTTCCAAGATTTTATAAGCAACTAGATCCATTCCCGAGAGACTTCTCGGATATATCCCTCTTCGGTGTTCAGACGGTCAACACAGCTTCGACGTCAGATACGGCATTCCTTACGGGCGCCCAAGATGTGGCAAACTTTCAAGTATACGCAGTAAGAGACGAATCTTATTCTAAGAATGCGTATTTCGTATTAACATCGTCTACCGACCCGCACAATTTTCCAACTCTAACCAGTAGTATGTTCTTCGATGTGTACGACGACAGTAACTGGAACTTCTCAGTTAGAATCAAGCCAAGCAACTATGGCTTTACAGATCTAGTCAGTGGCTCCCAGGTATACAATTACGATGTTGTGTTTAGGGGAATAAACAATAATCTTGGGACCGTATTGAATGAGTTTGAAGTGTCTTCTTCGGTTACCAAGGCCGTAGGCCAGAGCATTGTCCGCGCACCCAAGAGACTTTATGTCGGCGCCAGAAATACGAATATAACCGGCGCAAATGTATACAAATCAGATATACTGGCCGCGTCAGCGAAGTATTGGACAAAATACATTGATAATTTAACTTTAAATCAGCACCTTTTCGACTCCGAAAACTTTGGTATTTCAGGTTCTTATGAACATATTTCCGCGCTCGATAGTAATCTACAGAATACGCACAACTATGAGACATTGGCTCTTAACTGGTATTTCGGAAATGTAACGTCGTCGGACGCCAGTGGCAATTTTTACGTAACAGATCTAAGTTCTGGTTCCGCCGAGAATAGATCTTCAGTCGGTTGGATTGGAAACGTTGGTGGCCACCTTCATAGTGGAAAAGGATCGGGATTTTATACAAACGACTCCAACGTGATAAGAACAAAAAACGTTAATGAGTTTAAGTTTATAGATCCTGAGCGCGCCATCGGCTCTGACATGGTACAAATAAGAAGCGCAGATGATGAGATATTTGGCTCAGTCGAGCAGATTCCAAATTATATTTATACTATTGAGAAGAGCCTATATGGAGCAGTAACAGAAGAAATATTAGACTTTTTCGCGGGAGCAATAGACTTCCATCACTTGATTGGGCACCCAGCCAATCGATATCGTATGCAATACAAGGCCATGGAGCACTTGAGAAGAGTATATTTTGAGCGGGTCAAAGACGTCGGAACCGTCGAAAAGTTTACCGAATATTATAAATGGTTTGATGACGCGCTAGCGATTATAATCGGCCAGCTAGTCCCAGCCTCAGCCGATTTTGTAAAAGATTCGTATAACACAGTTGAAAGCCACGTCTTAGAGAGAAACAAATATAAGACACAGTTCCCGACGATTGAGTTCCGCTCCCCAGATCCAGAGCCTCCAATGCGCGGCGTTGGTGAGGCAGCATGGCCATGGGACGCGTCACGAAGCCCACTGCCATCTTCTCCTCGGAGTGCCAAAGTCAGGCCAGAGTATTGGCAGAAGAGAGCAGAAACATCATCTCCGGAAATAACATCCGGCGATTCTACCATCGATGCGCAACGGCAGACATTCAAAGAAGTAATTTGGAGTACTCCAAACTTAAGCAAGAGCATGCCAACTCTTTCAAGTGTTGGCGGGGTTAAGTATCACCACAATCAAAATCTACGTTCGCAGCAAAATCAGACATATTTCTTTGATGCAACTTTTAATAGGAATATCAAAGGTGGAACTAACTTTGACTCAGGCAAGAACATCGCGTTTACATATAACAGTCTCGCCCCTGCAGGACCAGTTAATGCGCCCAGTGGCGGCGTATACGTACCGCTAAATGTCTTGTTTGCAGATATTCAAGATCTCGTAAAGATCCAAAGACTTGAGTTGTCAACTAGTTTCTGGCGACGTCGTGGAAAACCAAACGAAAAAGTCAAAAGAATTATTAAGGTCCAAGCCGGCCGCGCATTCGAAGAGGGCGGCGGGTATACCAGCACAAAGTCTACATTCTCGTTCCCGTTCAACATTATGAGTTCATCGGTCATCTCCGGCTTTAACAGCGGCGTCATTGATCGAGTCACCGCTAGCATTGAAATCACCAATCTTCATAATGATGTATATGGCGAAGACATGGAACGCCCGATGCAAACGACATGGTCGGAATATGCAGCCGGCGGCCACCAATCCAGACATGTTGGTTTGAACATCTATGACGCCAATAAGAGCGATGAATATAATGGCTTAGACAACTACACTACTCGTCCTGAAGCATGGAAGATTTTGCTCGGCAACTGTAGTACCACCGGCCCCGACAGCGGCACTGCCTACGAAAGTGGCTCCATCGGGATGGTGGCGCCAGATTATCCATGGCCAGAAGCCAACGAGCCCGGCATAGCGCCATATCCAATGACGGCTTCTCAAAAAGCTGTGTATTATCGCGACTTTACGGCAAAAACCCCATATGTTTTTAAGAACATTCGCATGCGTACAGGATCCACTATTCTTGGAAACTATCGCAATAACTATGAGATTGTACAGACTGTGGGCGCATGGAATAACCCAAGACAGTTTGCCGAGATTAATGGCCAGCCAGATCTACCGGCGAGAGCATTTGCAAATTCATCTTCACACACTACAAATATTAGAACATTCCTTGATATTCGACGGGGGCGCGCCCTGTCTGGCTCCTCCCCGGCAATCTTATCCGCTTCTCGGGAAAACATTGACCCAGCCCTCGACCTTTCTGGAACCACAGCTGGATTCCAGTTTGTGGACGAATACTCTCTGTCATACCTCACCGGCACAGAAAACAAGTCTGTTTTTAAATCGAGATTCTCTAATCCAGGCGGCCTTGAGGTAAATTATAGAGACTTTAGATCAGACGAGTTTTCAGTCTACAATGCCACGCGTTATCGTAACATGACCATCCTTAAGCCGTCTCAAGGACCCAGAGGTACCATTTCTGAAGTTACTGGCGTTGGTGGTCCCGGTATTCGTGTTTTTGACATTCATGGAATGGATTATGGTCTGAGGTCCCACCTCTCGCGACACACCGCACGCTTTGGTCGCGACAGTCTGATATACACTCCCGATGGCCTACGCGACACCTATAGTCTTACGAAGCCGTTTATTGGCTACGGAGACTCAAAGATCTATAGAGGCGCCGACCACTTACGCGCGTGGTGGAGCCTTAAGACATCCGCATCCAACGCGGGTTATGTCGAAAATCGAGCGGCTACGGCATCAATCGCTTACTATCCTTCGCTCACTGCTTCGTGGACCGAAACCGACCTCACTAGCATAAAACATTACCAGCCAGTCTGGACTGATAACCATGGCCCATCCCATTATATTCAGACGTCGAGCTTTAACTTTGTTAGCGGCCCTTGCGATAATACCGCTACCGGCGGCTCTATTTGTATAGGCTCATCAACAGATTGGGACCCCATCATTGGAAATGGAGCAGGCGCTAGCGGAAAGTTCACTCTTGGTGCTCGCGTTTACTACAACTCCGGAGCGCTTGCATTGGAACACGTCGATGGCGCAATGTCCAGCCCCGAGAAATACCCGCGCGCCCTCGATTTTGGTAATGATGTGATCTTGTATGTAGACCGGTCAACGTGGAGGTATGTGTTCGCAGCTAAATTTGATAGCGCCTTTGTGCACTGGGGCACCGATACCGGCTCAGCAACACCGAACACATGGCAGAATGTGATGGTAACATTCGAGAACTACCAAACCACAAATCCGCCCATAATTTATATAGACGGCGCCTCTGCGTCATTCAGTCATTATAATGGTACATTCGCAGGAAGCTATTACGGAATTGCCACCAACGCTGACTGCTTTATCGGAAACAACTACACCGCCAATCGCTCTTGGTCAGGAAGCATTTCAGACGTAGCCGTATGGGACTCGGTTCTTTCCTCTGACGAAGCAGCCGCATGGCACAATGCATCGAGAGGGCCAAGAGAGACAAGTAATACTCAGTTCTGGGGCCCGGGCTCACCCGGCTCCCTCAAATATCCCGGGTATCACAAGGTTCACAGAAACAGCCTGCCTAGGTTAAAATTGGGCCCAGAGGGAGTACGAAGCACAGTAAATTACAACACGGGCGCCGTTAACGATCATACATTACTTTGGCAAGATCCAAATACGCCGTCCGGCAACGATATGAAGTTGTATCATTCCGGC